CTAGATAAGGCGTGGGTTGATTTGACGCGATGAACGATTACGCCGATCGATTGATTGATTGCGCGCTTGACGCGTGGACGCCTGATCCGCCGAATCCGATCGCGTGGGGAGAAGAATTCGTCCGGTTTCCGTTGTCGGCGTTGTCGCAACGATTCGATTGTGTCGCGACGCCGTGGTTACGCGATCCGATCCTTCACGCGTGCCGAGGCATTTGGTTGCCGGCCGAATCGGAATTGAAAGGTCTCGGCGACATCGAAGCGCGGATCGTCACGCTGATGAAGCCGGTTCAAACCGGAGGATCCGCGGCCGGCGAATTGTTCATGTTGTATTGTCTGCAATTCGGCCGCGGATTGTTTCAATACAATTGGCCGGACGACGACGCGGCGAAATTCAGGTGGAATCAACGCATCCTCGGAATACTTGAAGCGAACCTCGCCGCGGACATCGCACGCGCACGCGCCGGCGATCGGTTGCGCGTTTGCGAATTGGATTTGTTACGCGCGTTCCTGCAGGTGCAAGGGACATTTGCCGCCGGATCGCTCGATTCGGCCACGGTCATGATGCAATTGAATGAAGAAATTCACAATTGGAAACCCGGCAACCTCGACAAGGCGCGCAACCGTCTCGGCGCGGTATGGAACCGGAAATCGTTCGACGTATCGAACGCCGGAAAGAAAGGCGATCAACTGGATCAAGCGGTCCGCGCCGGAACCGATCAACGTTGGGAATCTTATTGTCCTGGTTGTTCTAACAAGCACCGATCGGTGTTTCACGAAATGCGGACGCGGTGGGATGACAAACATCCCGAGCTCGGCGGACTCCGTTACAAGAATTTAGATAAAATCGAAGGCGGCGGTTACGATTACACGAAAGCGCAGGTGTGGTACCAAATGCCGTGCGGTTATCAAATCGGCAACGACGTCGCCGAACGGCGCGAAGTCAGCATGTTAAGCCGATACGGCGCGCCGCGAAACAAAGGCGCGGACGGCACGCACCGGTCGTTTTCGTATGATTCTGTCGCGGTCGATTTCATAGATTGGTTGGACATAATTAAAAAGAAGCACGCCGCATTACGCGCACGCCGTTTTGGCGATCCGGAACCGTGGCGCAAATACCTTTGCGAAGTCGAATGCGTTCCTTACGATCCGGACGACGTTCCGATTCACGGCGAAACTATTTCCCTGTCGTCCGGCGTTAAAAAATCGCGCGCCGGATTGCCGGCACCTCGGTTGCGGTTAGGCGCGTTAGACCGGCAAATGGGCGAACGGCAAAAAGGAGAATTGCCGCATTGGTGGGGATTAGTGCGTGACGTAAAAGCGGAACCGGCGAAAAAGATTCGCAGTCGGTTGGTCGTTGAAGGGAAATTCGAAACCGACGAACAAGCGGCCGCGGCGATGAACGACGCTGGTTTGAATCCGTGGCAGGTCGTCGTCGATTCCGGTGACGACACGACGCACGTTTACCTTTTTTGCTTGCAACACGGATTCAATGCGATCAAAGGAGGAAAAGAATATTATTACGCGCACCCGGGAGGCGCACGCCGGATTTTTTCACCGGAACGGCCGTTACATGAAATGGTCAACCGTCCGCCGTTGTTCAATTACGTTCCGATGACGGTCGGCGGAAAAAGGACAATGATGCCCGATCCGCGCGAACCAATGTTCTGGTTGTATTCGAAAGCAGGTATTCGCGACCGGTTGGCGTGGATGCGCGCGGAAACGGATTTCGAAACGCCGGATGACGTGTCGACAGATTATTTGTCGCATATGGAATCGGAAGAATTAATTCAGGAACGACACCCCAAAACTGGGGAAGTGATTGGCAAATGGATTCAATTGAAAGCGCGCAACGACCTTTTCGTTGACGAAGCTTATATCGCGATGCAATTGGACATGGCAGGATTGATCGGCACCGACGCCGCAAACAAAACGGAAGGAACACAAATAAAATGACACCGCAAGAATATCAGAAAATAATTACGGACGCGACGAACGCAGCGCTTGTCGCCGACGTTCCGCCGGTCATCGTGATCGGAATTTTGGAAATAATTAAAACCGACCTCGTCGCCGGCGTGATTCAACCGCGAATCAAACATCCGCCGACGTCGTCAATCATCCGGCCGGGTTTCATTCCGCCGTCAAACGGTGAGGTCGGACAATGATCGACGAATTATTGTCGGCAAAAGAACTCGCCGTGGCGTTGAAACGGTCGACGGCGTTTGTTTACAGGATGCGATCGCGCGGATTCGTCATGCCCGGCGGAACGGCGACGATCGGCGAAGCGCGCGCATGGTTAACCGCGCATCCGGTGCCATTGTTCCGCCGAAATCCGGTCGAACGTAAAAAGTCACAAAAACCCTAGGCCTAGTAAGGGAAAGTACCTAAAGACGATTAGGGTCATCTAATCGTCTTTTTTCTTTACGTTCAGACGGTTTCGGTGCGATCGTCACAACATCGAAGGGCGAAGAACCCGACGAACCGGAGTCAAACCCGGAAAAGAAAACGGCGAATATGAAAAATAAATCAACATTCAAACGCGGAACGATCGGATACAAGGTTGAACAACTCGTGAAGAAATTTAATTATCCGGCCGGCATGATCGAACTCGAAATTGCGCTCGAAAAGGTAACCGGCGCGTCGATGATCCGATTTGTTGTCGGAACCGAAACCGTCGGATTGACGAAAACTCCCGGTTACGAATTTGCGCGCAACGAAGAAAACAAAACCCTCGGCCGGTTAAACGTTGTTTGGTACAAACCGGAATTGGCGATCGCGAAAAAATACACGCGCGACGGAAACGTCGTTGCGATCCGGTTCGTCGCCGGAACGACCGAACAACAAATGCGCGAATCGATCGACACCGGAATGCCTGATTGTGAATGGGCACCCTACGACGAATCGACGGACACGTTTGTATAACCGACCGGCAACCGACAACAATCAACGAAACAAATTTATGTCAATTCAAAACAGAACGATCAACGCGTTAATGGAAACTGCAAATATCAAATTGTCGATCGCGATCGCTGAAATTCATCCCGCCGACATGGTCGGAGACATTGAGCGCGCGATCGAAAGATTGAACCGAGTTAATTCGCCGACGTCAAAAATGTTGGCCGGTCATTTCGAAACGTTGTTGATCCGCGCAACATATCGTCACGCCGAAATCAAACGGATCGCGATCGCGATCGGGTTGATTAGCCTCGGCGACCTTTAATTCGGTCAACGACAAATCAAAATGAAAAGAAAACTTGAAACAATCGAAATTCAACGTCGGTTCGGCGGATGGATTGCGGTTTTGAAATTTTGCGACGGAATAACAGAAACTGTTGGACGAAATGTTCATCAATCGACGACCGCCGCTTTGAATTCGGCGCTCGATTGGATTGACGTTCCGGCTTACAACATCGGATGGTGGACAGAAAATTGATTCAACGCCGCTCCGGGAGGTTTCCGAACTTCCCTCACGCCTCGTTTGAACCGGGGCGGCGTTTTTGTTTTCATTTGTTTGGTTCTGTTTGGTTCTGTTTTGATTTGTTTTCTAACGGTCGCGCATCGATCGGACGCAAATTGAATGCGTGACTGAAGATCCACGAATCGTCGCCGCGTTCCTTCGGCAAGCCGGACGCGACGCCGCCGATTCACAAAAAACGTTGCGTGAACAATTGGACGCGATCGAGGGCGATGCGTTGTCGTTGATTCGCGACGGATCGATTTCTCAAGTGTCGCGAGCGTCGGCGTCGCACAATTATTTTTCTTTCGGTCCGGGTCGGATCACTCAAACACAAATCGTTTCGATCGCCGCTTTCCTTATTTCATTACACGCCGACGCGGTCGTTGCGCTCGGCATCGCCGCGCCGGTCGTTGACGACAACGCCGCGATTCAAGCGCAAATGGAATCGAAATTGCGGCCGGTCAAAGGCTATACTTCCAATTTCATGTATCTCGCCAAATGAGCGCCGTCGTGAATGAACAAGCGATGCGCGCGATTCTAGCGCCGCGGATTGTTACTCCGACCGGCCGCGACGCGCGGACCGTCGCCGCGGAAAACAATTGGTATGAAGGTTCCCGTTGGTCTCCGAATCGTTCTTGGGTTTGGTTTCCGTTGCAGGATGCGCGCCGCGACCTCGATCGGTTCACGCGATACGAACTCAACAAACACGCGCGCTACCTTTACAAGAATTCTCCGTTCATCCGCGGATTGATCCGGCGCATCGTTACGTTGTGCGTCGGCAGCGGTTTTCATCCGGTGTTCAAGTCGGTGAAGAATCCGGAATGGGCGAAAACGATGAATCGTTTGTTCGCGCGGAAAAGCCGGAACGTTCATCTCGGCCACAAAGCTTCTTTTTCGCAATGGCAACGGTTCATGGGTCGCGCGCGTTTTCTCGACGGCGAATGCTTCGCGATCAAAACGTTTGACGAAGAATCGTTTGAAAACCGCGTTCAAGGCGTCGAAGCGGATCGGTGTTCAGCAATGTCCGGCGATACGCGCGCCGAAAACGGAAATCCAGGAACGGTCGACGGCGTGAACATCAACCGGCAAGGGACGCCGACGTCTTATCAATTCCGCGGCGTGACGTCGCCGTATGATGCCGCCGACGTCGTTCATCATTACACGCCGGATCGGCCGGGCCAATACCGCGGCGAAACGATCCTTGCGTCAGCGATCAACACCGCGCGCGACGTCGACGACATACTCGCATTGGAAAAACAATGCGTGAAGGACGCGTCGAGCAGACAGGACATCATCAAAACGCAATCCGGATCGCTCGATCCGGAAATGTTCCGGACGTTGCGGTATGGTCAAGGAACGACTGGTTCGTTTCCGACAATATTCTCTTTGCCGGTCGACGATCGCACGCGGGATGATCAATACCGGATCAAATTCGGCGCGCAACCGATCGTCCTGAATCCGGGCGACGAATACACGCCTTACAAACCGGACCGGCCGGGATCGGCGTGGCATGGTTTTATGGATTTCATGTCGGCGACGATTTGCATTTCTACCGAATTGCCGCCGTCGGTGTTGCTTCAAATTCAAGCCGGCGGAACGGACGTCCGGCGCGACCTCGACATAGCGCAACGCGTCGTCGAACCGTGGCAGGGCGACATGGTCATCGAACTTGAAGATGAATTGCTTTATCTGATGCAAGGCGAAATCGTCGAATCGAAACCGCCGGATGATTTTTATATCGCGTGGCATTTCCCTCCGAAAATGAACGTCGACCGCCAACAACAGGCGCAGGATCGCGCCGATTGCATGGCCGGTTTGATGTCATGGGAAGAATTTCACGGTCGTTACGGCGACGACGGCGACGGATACGAACAAACGATCATCGACGAAGCGAAACGCCGGCGCGATCGAATCAAAACCGCCGGATTCAAAACGGTGAAAGAATTTGTCGAAGTTATGTCGTTCGATCCGAAATTATTCGTCGGCAACGATACGCCGGACGCCGGCGGCGACAAAAAGAAAGGTGCGAATGAAAATTGAATTGCCTGAATTTTTGCGGTTGATCAAAGGCGACATCGATGGCGATGACGACGGCGACGTTACGATGTTGCTTTCCGAACCGGTCGGTTTCGATCCATATACTTACACTGGCATGTCGGCGAGCCGGTTTGGCGCAACGCTTGGAGCGATTTCGCGCCGCAAGCGAGTCACGCTCGACATCAACACGCTCGGCGGTCGCGTCGACGACGGAATGGCAATGGCCAATATGATCACCGCGCGCGGCAATGTTACAACGCGCGTGATCGGTTACGCCGCATCGATGGGAGCTGTTATTCTTCAATCCGGAAAAGTTCGGCAAATGATGCCCGGAACGCTCGTCGTGATTCACAATCCGCAAGCAGAAGCGGCCGGCGATGAAAAAGAATTATCAAATCAGGCGAAAATCATCGGTCAAGTGAAGCAAAATGTTGTCGACCTTTTCGCCGCCCGCACCGGACAAGGTAAAAAGAAAATTTCGGAAATGATGGACGCGACAACGGCCATGACTCCGAAAGAAGCGCTCGAATTAGGATTCGTCGATGAAGTGATCGATGGCTCGCCTGCGTATAACGATTTTAATCCGAAATCGTTTTTCGATTCATGTCGTCGGATCGCGTCCCATACCGGGAGCGTCGACGGCGGAAGCAACAACAACCAACAACCGAAGGATACAATGAAAAAACTCCTGGAGGTCCTTGCGAAGCTTAAATTGATCGCTTCCGCCGACCTGAATGACGAACAAGCCGCCACGCAAGTGGAACAAAACGCCGGCGCGATTGCCGCGAACGTCCTGAAATTGAACACCGAACGCGACACGCTGACCGAACGATTGACAGCGCACGCCAACGCTCAGAAATCGCGCGTGGAAAGTAAAATCAAACTCGCGATCGACAACAAATTGGTGAAGGTCGAACGCAAGGACGCCCTCACCGCGATGGGCATCGCCGATGAATCGCAGTTGGACGCGCACATTGCCGACCTCGCCGAAATCAAAGGTCAATCCGTAACGGTCCGTCACGGCGCCCGTCCGTTGCCTGCGACCGGCGAACAATTGACCGGCGAACAGAAAATCGATGCGTTACGCGCCGAAATGCGCGCCGCGGACATTACGCCGGAACGAACGGCCGCGATCGCGCGCGAATTGCGCGAATTGCGCGGGCACAAAGGTATGTTCGCGGCCGCTTAACACCGCCACACAATCAACGAAAGAAAAATAATGAAAAGATTCCAATTGTTCCTCGCTTTGGCCGCGATTGCGGTCGGCGCCATCATGACGGTGTTCGGGTATTGGCTGCACGCCTTGCTTTTGATCACCCTCGTTGGCGTCACGCTCAACAAACCGACTGCGCGTTTGTGCGCCGTCACATTGTCAGTTCCGGAAATCCTGATGGACGTGCTCGACGCGTTCAAATTGGAAACGCCGGAATTGTTTCAACCGGGCGGTTTCGCCACTGATTTTTCTTCCAAGACAGCCGTTTTGGGCGACAAAATCACTGCTAAAATCAGCCACGTTCCGATCGTCGGCGATTACGACGAAAACAATGGCGGATTCGAAGCTGCTGCGCAGGACGTAACAACGTTGATCGAAGACGTTCCCGTCACGCTCGACGGTTTTAAATGCGTTGTCGTCAACGTCAGTTGGTTGACTCAGATCGCGTCGAAAATTCCGCTGTATAAGGAAGCGATCCGGAATTACGGTTATGCGCTCGGCAAATTCGTCGTCGACACGGCGCTCGCTAAAATCACCGCGGCGAATTTCACCAACAACGTTCAATCGGCGATTGCCAATGTTAACCTCGACACGTTCGACGGATCGATCCGCGATCAATTGAACAGTCAAAAGGCATACGACCGCGGCCGGTTCGCGTTGATCAACACGCCGGCGGCGTCGAAACTTGGATCTGACGATCGCGTTCGCAGTTCGCTGTTTTACGGTGCGTTGAATGGTGATCGTGGATATCGGCTGTGGCAGAACCTGGCCGGCTTCAAATGGATTCGCGAATATCCGGACATGTTCGCCGGCGGCAACCTTTGGGGTTACGCAGGTGATTCGCGCGGCATCGTTGTTGCGAATCGTCGTCCGGATTACGCGAACATCGCGGATCAACTCGGCGTTCCGAAAGTCATGGAATTCTATCCGATGTCGGACGAGGAATCCGGAACGCAATTGACCGGCGTCGCCTGGCAGCAGCCCGGCACCGGTAAAGTGTTCGTCGGTTGCGCGATCCTGTTCGGCGTCAGCGCCGGCAAACAGGGCGGCGCAAATGCGACAATCACCGACAACGCCGGTGTCCGTCTCGTGACGGCCTAAGGAACGTTGATGAACGCAAAAATTCTAATCGGCCGGCGTCGTAATGGCGCCGAGCCGGTCAACCTTTACACCGGTCTCGACGGCGTCGCATTGCAAAAGGCGGCGGACGAAGCTCGCGCATCCGGCGAATTCGAATGGATCGCCGGACTGACGAATCCGGCGTCGACGCCGTATCCGGCCGACCCGACGCCGACGACGTCATCTGGCGCGCCTTCTTTTCCGAAACGTAAACCGGCCGAGGTTTACAAACGAACGTCGAAAAAGACGGTCGTCGAGGAACAACAGGACGCGATCGCCGCGCAACGGAAAGCGCGATTGGAAGCAACCGGCAAAATCGCCGGCGCTCCGAAACGGAGCGGAAAAACGAAGGATGCCGGCGCGCCGCCCGCGACCGTTCAACCTGAAATTCCTGAAAATCCGGCCGAAACCGCGCCGAAACAGGAAACGGGCGATTCCGAAAAAACCAATTAACAGAAAGAAAAATAATGAAATTCAAAACCAAAATGATTGCCGCGGTCATGATGATCGCGCTCGCGTTGTTCGGCGTAAACGTCGGCGCGCAGGTGACGCAACCGGCGGTTCATCCGTCGTATTCGACCGTTTCGCTGCCGTTCAGTTATATCGCCGGCAGCGGACTCGCAAACGACAAATCGCAGACAACGACGAACCTTGCCGGCGGTTGGTCGAACGTCACGTCGTATACGAACGTGACGCAGGCGTGGAACGGATCGAACGCGATGGTCAAAACGACCAACACCGTCAGCACGACGAACACGTTGTATGCTGAAATCGACGGATCGAATCAACGTTACGTGCTTTTACAGCACGATTTTCACGTTTCGCGTGCGTCGTATTCGAACGAAGTGTTTACGATCAACCGTTCTGTTACAGGAACCGGATTCGACACGAACACGTCTAATTCGTCCATCATACTTTGGACGAACGTGTTGTCCGGCGATGCGAACGGAACGAACATCGTTCACGGCACGTATTTGCTAGACATGGCGGGATACGCGCGCGCGCGGATCACGCAATATCAGTTACTGTCGACGAACGTGCTCGACGTTTTGACCAATGATGGATTGTTCTATCAGGTCAAATGGGATCGCTAAGCCAACGTTTGCAACGCGGCGCAATGGCGCCGTTTATGTCCGGTCACGGTGAGCGAATAATGGTGCTCACCGGACCGGACGCGGGGCGAGAATTCGTCGCCGCGATCCTTCCCGTTCCGGACATCGATGTCACGTTTGAAGTGGTCGAGGATCGCCGCGAAAAATGTCAGGCATTGTTCGATCAACGGTCGGTTCCAAATGTTGATCCGCGGGATAGATTTTCAGACGAATCCGGTCAAATATGGTCGTTCGGTCGGCGCAGCGACAATCCGCAAGACGCTATCGTTACGTTCGACGTCGACAAAATAACGGAACAGGACCAATGAAAAAGATTTTAGCATTTATCGCCGCGGCCGCGATCGCCGTTTCGTCACACGCCGCCCTCGTGTCGTTCAACAATACGAACGCACAACAACAGCTTGACACGAATGTTTTTTGGTTGAATCCGATCACGTCGCCGTCGCGGTCCGCGTCCGGGCAATGGACGACGCGCGGACCGGCGGTCCGCGTCACGCCGGACAAAAACACCGGTTACGCAACGAACCGACTCGCGCAAGGATTTTGGGTAATGACGAACGCGTTCATTGGGCAGCCAGTCGTGTTCAACGTTCCGGACGACGGTGGGCCGACTGTTTACAACGTCTGGGATTTATGGGAATCCGGCGGATTCATTTTCGTGACGCGTATTGTTTCCGGCGGAACGAACGGACCGGTAACATCGAATCAGGTTTACAATGCGATCGGATACGCACCAGTCAGCCCATCGTTGGCGACGAACATCGCCGCGGCGTCGGGACGACTGCCGGACGGTCGGACCGCTTACACGAATTCGACAGGAACGTTCAGCGTCGACACGAATCTTTTTGTCGGAACGAACGATTACGTCACCGGCAGCAATAACATCGTTCAATTGATACGCGATTCGACGAACGGATCGTCCGCGGCGTGGTTGGCGTCCGACCTTTCGTTTTCTAATTCGATGCGCGCTCAATGGCAATTCGGAACGAATTTCACCGGCACCAACACGCAAGACAAAATCAACATCACGTCGAACGGGATCGTCGCGCAAATCCAATCAAACGGCGGCGCGTCGACTAATTATGTCAACGGATACGTTCAAACGTCGACCAACGCGTCTGAATCGCGATCGTCGTCGTTGATCGCGACGACGTCGAATTCTCTTTTCTCCGCGACCGTTGCCGCAACGAATGTTTCTGAAACGCGATTGCGATTGGTTATTCAAGCGTCAACGAATCGATTCGCGCCGAACCGTTACGATACAAACACCGACGGAACATTGATCGACGCAGAAGGATTGATGTCGAACACGGTCGCTAGTTCGTTGTCGTCGTCCGTTTCGAATTTCGTCCGGAATCAATCGACGAATGCGGCAATTGCGGTGTTCGTCGCGAATGCGATCGCAGCGGACGAAGATACAATCGTAACTAATTTGGACGGATCGACGTTCCGCGTGAATACAAACGTCGTTGCGTCGGTTACATCGTTGAACAACGCGTCTAATTCGATCGTCGCGCAAGCGGTCGTTATGACGAACGGACTTCGTATCATTGAAGACGCCAAAATTCTGGCGACCTCGAATTCGATCATCGCGCAAGCGGCCGGCGGATTCGTTCCGACGAACAACACGGCGGCGACCGCGTCAAGCAACGCTGCCAGCGTTTATTATGGTCGCGCGAACCTGATCAATCCGCTGTTCTTAAACGGATCATTTTCGTTGGCGAACACTTATTCGGATTTCGTTAATTCGACGAACGTTTGGACTCAAGGATTTTATCCCGACGGACAAAGCATTCAATTTGTTTATCTTCCCGGAGCAAGAGTCGGCGGAGTCATCAAGACGAATGGATTCGCCGACCCGAACGGAGACATTTATTTGTCGACCGCTTACACGAATCGTTTCCGGACGCAAACGAACACGTTGCCGGAATATTCCAGCAATTCGGCGAGTATGTATTACGGCAATGCGACGTTGCTTAACCCTTCGTTCATCGGAAATTCGATGTTCAGCATGGCACGATCATCCGCCGACCTGGCCGCGCTGACGAATACTTGGGTTCAGATATTCGCGGCGGATAGTCAGAGCATTGAGTTTTTTCATTTTACCAACGGCGTCATCGGCGGAAACATCGGTGGTTACATTAGGACAAATGGATTCGCCGATCCGGCTGGAGCGCTTTATTTGTCGTCCGCGCAATCGAATCAATTCGTCGGACGCGGAGAAACGAACACGATCACGCTGTTCAATCAATCGAACGACTTTTCAGCCGCGGTTTATCGTGTCGGATCGGCGTTTACGTTCCGCGTCGAAACGAACAAGTATTTCCTCGACGGATGGTCGGAAGAACCTTCGAACAACGTTACGTTTGTTTGGATGCCTTCATTAAACGTTTTTTCAAACGCAATCACTGGCGTTGTTATCCGGTCGAACAATCCGGTCGTCAACGTCGTTACGCCGGACGGCGCGGTGCAAGCGTCGGCTCCGTCGTTGATCGGCTCATGGTCGCAAGTTAGCGGACACGGTGCGCCGACGAATTCGGGTTACGGAAGTAAATTCAAATTAGGAGGAGTGGATATCGAGGGGGATTTGGTTTCTGCATCCACCAATTTGCAGGAGGCATTAGGGCGAACGAGAGGGAATGGACTAGCTACGAACGGCAACGGCGGATTCGTCACCAACCACATCACCGACCCCATTCAAAGGATTTGGAACGTAAAAGACTTCGGCGTGACCGGGGACGGGCGCGTCGTCAAACGCGTGAACATACAATCCGGGTCCGCTGTTCTTACCAGCGCAGTTCCGGCGTTTGTTTCCGGCGATGTTGGGAAAATCATATCGGTTTACGGTGCGAGTTCGAATCATCTGAATTTGACGACAACGATCGCGACTTTTACATCTTCGACATCAGTATCTTTGAATTTGGGAGCGTCGACCAATTGCACAAACGTTAGTTGCGTTTTAGGAACGGACGACACTTTCGGCATACAAACGGCGATCAATTACGTTTCAACAAATTCAGGAGGAGGCGGAACGATTTACTTTCCGGTGAACGGGACGAACGGTTGCGGCGTTTACATCGTCGCCGGCGAATTGCAGGACGCCTCGACCGGATCATGGACGAACCACCACTTCGCGCAGATAACATTCCCGGACATTCCGCAGAAATTGTTCGGCGCGTCCGTCACCCTTGAAGGCGCATATCGCGTCGGTTCTGCCGGTCAGCCGAGCCCGGGATACCCCGACATCGACGCCGTGGGGTCGGTGATTTGGAGCGTTTATCAACGCGGTCCGGACACCAACCTGGCCAGGGTTTTCGATTGCCGCAATTTCACGACGCCGGCGACGACGGGCAGTTCTGGCGCCGAGCAATATCCGGTCGGTTCTCCGTTCCAAGTGTCATTGAATACGCTGCGCGCGGGATTCAAGAACATCTCGATCTATCACGCCTTTGACAATAATATGATCGTGTTGGATTTGTCCGGTGCAGAAACGTGCGACCTCGAAGGCGTGTGGGTGGACAACGGTTTGCGTCCGCCCGTCTACGAAGATCACGTATTCACCGGCACAAACGGCTGGTCAATTTGGTTTCCGGCGACGTTCAACGAGAATATCTGCAGGTTCGATCGCAGCGAAGTGCGTGGATCGTTCAACGGGCTGGACGGCGGAACGTCAGTAATTGGCGCGAATAATAACATTCAAGGGTGCGTCCGCGCGTGGACGTTCTACACCGGCGGCGGGAACCCGATTGTCATGACCGGACTGCATATCACGAGTTGTTTGTATTACTTTTACAATCCAGTCGGCGACGGAATCCCGATGTTTATCAGCGGGTTGTCCTGTGAAAATTCAATCGGCGGTTGGTGGAGTTCGCCGTCGATGTTTTACGATCCGTTCGGCACAATTTCCGGCGAAATATCCTTCGTCGGAAATCCCGTCCAAATAACCGTGACGAACCGCGTCAGACTCAGCCACTACATGATCGGCGCGGACAATCCGATTCGTGACGCATATCAATTGTCGCCGTTTGTCGTCAGTAATTCAATCACCGCGGTCCACATGAAATTGTCTCCGCTCACTGGAAACAATTCTGGAGACATTGCCGAATTGAGTTGGTCGACGAACAGCCTGCTTATTCCAAGCAATCAACGAACAATGTATTTCGACGGAGCGAATTGGGTGTTCGTAAACAACGACACCAGCACAGAGTATTGGAGAATCAGCGCCGCTCACGCCATGACATTCGGCGGGTCGAGCTACACGTTCGGGTCCGGGACGATTAACCACTCTGGAACGTTCTTCGGTGACGGTTGGTCAGCTGCAGGCGGGGTATTGGCGGCGAACACCAGCGTCGGAACGGCGGCGAACGCCGTCCCGAAAATCTTCGGCACGACGATCGTCGTAACCAATTTGACGATGACGACGACGTCGACCGCCCCCACGTCTGTCACGGTGGGAGTTACTGCTCCGGATTTTTGGTTGGTGGTAACGAACAACGGATTGCAATTGAAAGTCCCGGCATGGACGAATCATTGACGTGAGATATTTCATCACCTTACTTCTGACCTTCCTGAGTTGTTCGGCGGCGGTCGTCACCGTCACGTCGTCGAACTCGGTGGCGATCGTCAACACCGAAACGTGGCTCACGCCGTCCTTCACCGCGCAGCCGTCATCCGTCGCGGTTGAGACGAACGGCGACGCGGCGTTCAGCGTGACGGCCACCGGATCGCTGCTCAGCTATCAATGGCGGACTAACGGTGCCGCGGTCGCGAACGGAGGACGGTGGTCCGGTGCGCGCACGTCGATGTTATCCTTGACGGGAGCGTTGATCGGCGACGACGGATTGTTGATCGATTGCGTCATAAGCAACGCTTGTTCGATGCCGGCCAGTTCCGTCGCCACGTTGACCGTGACGAACGGCGTCGGCGGTGGCGGCGGCGGCGGTCTGCTCACCGACAATCTCATTTCTTTCTATCGCATGGACGAGTCGTCCGCTGGGACGCGTGCGGACGCGTTCGGCGCGAACGACCTTACGGACGTCGGCGTCAACGTCGCCTCGGCTGCCGGAGTGATAAACAACTCCGCGGCGTTCGACGGCGGCAATAAGACCCTGAGCCACGCCGACAACGCCAGCCTGTCGATGACGTCTCAGTCATTCACGCTCCAGGTGTTCGTGAAGCTGGGCAGCGTGGCTGACAATCAACATGTCGTCGGCAAGTGGGGGGCGACTGGCGAATACACGATCTACATCACCGGCGACAGATTCGTGTTCTTCAGGCAGGACGCGACCGGCGGCGGGAACGGGTTGGTGACGGCGACCAGCTTCGGGGCGATATCGACGGGCGTATCCTACCAGGTGCTCGCCGGGCAGGACACAGCGACCGGCAAACTGTTCATTCAAGTCAAGACGGCTGGCAATGAAGGCACAGCCCGCGACACCACTGATTATAGCGACGATGGAATGGACGGCGCGGCGGCGTTCACGGTCGGGCAGTTCGATGGCGGCGGCGCAATCCTTACCGGAAACGTTGACCTTGTCGGCATATGGAAGCGGGTGATAACCACGACCGAGGCGACGGAGTTGTTCAATGGAGGCGCCGGGCGAGACCCGGTGACGAACCCATGAGACTGTTGCGCATCATCCTGCTTCTGCTCATGGCGCTGCCGGCGCTGGCGATCAATCCGCCGACCAATTTGACGATGGACCCCGGCGCGTCGATCGGGTTCGACAACGGAGCCTACAGGTTGACGGTGACGTTGCATTGGCAGAACAACGACAACACCGCGCTATGGGAGGTCGTTCAGAACAGCGGCGACGGCGGTGCAACCTACACGAACTCGGCGGAGACTGACGTTCATAATCATCCGACGACGACGCACGTCGTTAAACTTCTGGAAGGCGACTACAAGATATTCCGGGTCATCGCCACGACCGGCCCGGTCAATTCAAGCCCGTCGAACCTGCTTCCGGTTTGGGGCGAGGAACAACCCGCTAGTTTCTTCGGGACGGTCATATCGACGAACGAAGTCCAAACTCAATGGAAGAATCAAAGCGGAACTGCTTCAACTGGATTTGAATTGCAACGCAGCACCAATTCCGATTTTTCGACGCTCGTCGACGCTCAAAGTATCCGCGCTGGAACGAACGGTGAAGTCATGTTCGCGTCGAACACCGGATTCCTTCTCGACGTTCAATATTATTGGCGCGTCAGGGCCACCAACAGCCTTAGTTACGCGACCGAATGGAGTTCAACGTTCACGTCTAAGCCTGCGTCGAAACCGGGCATACCGGCGTTCTTCCAAGCGCGCACCGCCAACCATTCCGGCATTGATGGCATCGACGTTCAATATGGGCACGGCGACGGCGTCGCAGACCTTTGGTTCGTTCAGGTTAGTGTCGGCAGCACAAATTCATTCGCGACTATTATTTCGACGGTCAATCCCGCCAACACTTATTTCGATACCGCTGAGACTCCGGGGTCGGTCTGTTATTATCGCGCGCTCGGAAGCAACCAATGCGGCGTCGTGTCCTCTCCGATCCAGAAAGTCATCATGCCGACTTCGGCCGTGGGAAGCGTTTGGTATATCGACTTGGCGGCGACCGGAGACAACAGCGGCAGTAGTTGGGCGAACGCCTGGCCGAACTTCGGCAGTATCGCATGGGGGAACATTAAACCGGGCGCGTTGGTTTGGGTTGCGCCGGGACTTTACGACGAGACGGTGTTCGTTTCCGCCGGCGGAACGAACGGCGCGCCGGTCACGTTTAAATTGGCGACCACGAACGCGCCGCACGGCGAGGGATTTATTACCTTGCGCGCCGTAAACAACTTCATCGGCGGAAACGTTTATTTGAAATTCGACGGCGCTAGGAGTGACAATTTTCAGGTTGCAGGTAAATCCGATAGGGAATTGATTCCTAACATGGGATGGAAGTTTCTGGGGACGACCAACATCGCGAAGGCCATTTACACCTACGCTGAGGGAATGGGATTCTTTTGGTTGGACATTTCCGGACCTTATGTGAACGGCGACCCGCCTAGTTTTGGTGAAGGATCGACCGGCGGAATTTTCTTTCATTCAGGTCTCGGAACAAATTCCGAAATCGCTTACTGCTGGATTCACGACATGATCGCCGACGACCGAAGCGGAGCTGAAGGTGTCTGGTGGACGCCGTCGAGTGGCGGAAATGCTTTCAGCGGGTTGCATCTTCATCACACCATAATTGAACGTGTGCGCGACAATTACATGAGCGGAGGCGGATCGATCGAAATAAACAACTGCATCATGGGGCCTTGGGTCGGACCGCCGCCGACTAAAGGCGCGCACCCGGACGGAATGCAACCGGGCGCCGGATATTGGCTCATCTACAACAACGAAGTGTTCGACACGCCCGGTTCTTGCCTTTACCCGGAGGTCGTTCAAACGAACACGACAAAACTTTATATTTACAACAACATATTCCACGGCACAGGCGCGGTCACCAACGAATCAACGCCATCCGATCCGTGGTATCCGCGCGCAGCCGTTTACCCTGGCAGTGGCATTCAATTCTCAACCGAACCTGGGTTAAAGGACGTCGCCGGAAATTCGATCAACATCGGCGTGATGTCTGTCTCAAACGTGCTCGTCGCCAACAACACTTTCTACGGGTTTGATTACGGTTACCTGTCCGTGTCGCGGCGAGAGGCAGAATGCAGCAGCATCACAATGCGGGATTGGGCAGTTTTGAATAACCTCGCCGTCACGCACAACGGCGGTTCACAATTTGGCGCTGGTTATTTATCTTCGCCGAGCGACATCCCGGGAACGAATTTCACGACCTCCGACGTGATCGAGGACTGGAACTCGATCAGCGGCGTCAACAATTTCCTCGGTTGGGGAGCGACGAATTACACTCCGCAGACGATCACGCAGATAGGTTTCCTGCACAACACGACCAACGCTCCACAATTCACCGACATTGCAACGGCGGACTTTCATTTGACTAATCCGACAAACTTGATCGGAACGAATTTGACGGCGTGGTATCCCAACCTGCCTATGTTAAACCGGAACTACGACGGCACGCTGCGCACCGTTACGGGCTGGCCGATGGGCGCGCAGGCCGCGAACCAAGGCGACGGGTTAATAGTGTGGTTGAGTTTTTCTATCTACGACGGATCGCATGACGTCACCGACGCTTCGCCGGGCGGCCACGACGGTATATTGCCGCACGGGGACAACGGCGAGGATGTTCACACCAATTGGCCGACGTTGGTTTCAGGCCCGCCACGGAACGGGTATCAAGGCGTCTCATTTCCTCCGTTGCGTTATTTTGGAATCACGAACCTAAACGGTTTGAATCCCATATCGAACTTCACCGTCTGCACGTGGTATCGGATTCCAGCGACGGACGCGAACGGGTTGAGCGACTGCACATTGTTCGACACCGGATTAGGCGATCAGAAAACAAACGCTGTTCATCTTGGCCGGTGGAACAGCGCCGGATTCGGTTTATGGGTGGTGGCGAACAATGGATTCCCGACCAACGCCGTTCCGATCGCGGCCGATACTCCCGGCGTCGACACCGGTTGGCACTTCGTGGCATACACTTTTGCGTCTGGAAAGGTCGTGGGATACTTTGACGGCGCTCCGGTCGGGACGAACACAGTGCCGTGTGATTTTGTTCAAGTGGTAAATGATGATTCTCCTTACGCTTCGATCGGAACGTTTACGCATAGCAGGTCTTTCAATCCGATCGACCCTGAAGGCGCATCCGGGCCGAGCGGAAGTTACCCGAACGGCGGTTTCGGAAGTCAAATGGCTGATTTCAGAATTTACGACAGGGTCAAGAGCGCGGCCGAGATCAATGCGATTTATGAGGGGCAAGGAGCTGGGCCTGGCAATCCGCCTCCGCCTCCGAACACTTGCGTTATCGTGACGACGAACACGACGCCGTTCACCAACACCTATGACTCGACCATGTTGTTGACGTTGACGGTGCAGAAGATAGTCGGATCGAAAACGTTTTCCGAATGGCGACAAGACAGTTCCAGTTTCACGAATGGACAATCCGCGATCGTCGATTTGACGACGGATCATTCGATGGAAGCGGTTTACACGAACACGCCGAACGATTTAGGTCGTCGATTTTTTAAAGTGAAACGTAAATGATCGATTCATTAAAAGTAGATTTAAGGGAATTAAGCCGATTGACGAACGGTTTGCAAAACGCTTTGATCGGCACCGGCGAGGACGGCGACGCTAAAATGATCGTGAAAGACGAATCCGGATTGCTCGCTGCCGAATGCATGAAACAAGTCGGGCCGAAGGATCGTAAAAAATCAGCCGATCGAATCCGATCACAAATCGGCAAACGATTCCTCGCCGCGGATCACGACGTCGACGTTGGCAGCGGCGCGATCATCGGAAAAAACGTTTCCGGACGGACGGGTGAAATCGAATGGATCGCAGCGTCGTCGCGGTTTTTGTTCGGCGTTTTGCCGGATCACGATTTGCGTCACGCGGATCCTGAAAACCTGGTTAAAATTTTTCAAAAATTGACCAAATCGGGAGCGGTGAAAGTGAATTTTCGTCATGCGCGGAAACAACAAATTTTCTTATTAGCTAAAATACTTACATCTGCCGGCGGTCGAAAAAAAGCGGCGGCGATTATCATCGGACATCTCGGCCGAATGAAAGCGTCGTTTGCGTCGACCGTTTTGAAATTGAAAACGAACGCGTCGATTCCGCAATGGATTTCAAAACACCTTCCTTCTCCGAAAACGGTTTACATCGCGACGTTGTCGAATCCGGCGCGAGCAAGCATTACGTTCGGCAGTCGTTCGCGCGGCGTGACAGATCACGAAAAAGAAATCGCTCGCGCGGTGCAAGTGCGCGTCAAAAAAACCGCGTTGCGATTGGTTCATACTTTGGAATTTTACGCGCACGAACACAAAAAAACTGGACACGTTCATCGTAAGGGCAAATGAAACTTACATTCGAATCTTACGTCCGCGGCGAACTCGAAGAAGGGTTCAAGGCGGCATTCACGGCCGCGGCGTTTAATGTGTTCACGCGCATGAACGCGGCGGAAGGATTTCAAAAGGTCCGGCCGCGCGTCGAAATCAAGGTCGTGAAAGGCGCGGCAACCGGCCGGCGCCATTTCGTCGTCGACGTTGGATTGCGTGAGGATGCGTGGCATTTCGACGCCGTGTTTCAATTCGTTACATCGGCAGCGTCCAAGGATTCCGCGGCGTCATCCGCGCACGGCGAATTTGTCCGGCAAGGTTGCGACCTCGTCGGCGGATTAGGCCAATCGACGTGGGGCGATTCCGGATTGAAAGATTTTCCGCATTTGTTCGTTGCCGAACCGATGCGCGCGACCGGCGACGGAGATTATTTGAAGGATTCGGACGGCGTAGAATATACCACGGTAGGCTTTGCTGGTATCGTCTGCGTCCGAAATGCGGCGTGGGAAACAATTGAACCAACACAATAAAGGAAAATCATGAGCGATCAAGCAGCATTCATAATGGACGGCGGCGTCGGACACGGCGGATTCGTCGCCGCGTTCGTCGTGGCCGGAAACGTCATCCTCGATCCGTTCACGCGCGAACGGCCGGCGAAAACAATTCCTGTTCCGAATCAAATCGGTGCGCCGCGCAAACAAGCGAGCGTGCGCGATTTCCGGACCGCGACCGCGACCGCGCAAATCGAAGTCGACGACGCCGGCAACACGCCCGTTTTCGTTCAAGAAGGAGACACGTTCGTTGCGCCGGCGAATTTCGGCGGCGAAAAATGGTATGTCGAAAGCGCATCCGACGCGCACCGGTCCGGTGATTTTTGGAAAAGCGAATTACGCCTCAGAAAGGTTTACAATTGATCGTCGGAAATAAACCGCGACCGACGGATTCGTTTTCGTTCGATCAAGTGCCGGGATTGTCCGCGGTCATCGCCGAAGCGCGATCGCGGCAAAACCGCGCGCGTGAGGACGCGTGGATTGAACGGACGTTCGCTGCGGACGGCGAACCGTTGCGGATCATGCGCGTTTGCGATTACGTGTTATTACATCGATGCAAATCGCCGCTGATGTGCCGGATTGAACCAACCATTGACGAACTGGCGGCGTTTCTTTGGGTTATGCACCCCAAATTCGACCGGCGGATCAAATCGTCGCTACCGGTCAGGATTTACACCGCACATTTGCATGGTCAACGAATCGGCCGTCGGTTCGGTCGCAACATGCCGAAATCATCAGAACGCGCCGTTTTGGATTGCATCGCGTTTGTCGATCATATGCTCGAAGAAGCTCCCGCCGGCGTCGAACGCGGCGGCGATTCGCCGGTTTGTTATTTGACATACTGGTTCGATGCAATGATGCATCAATACAACAAAACGGAGGACGAAGTTTGGGAAATGCCAATTCCGAAATTGTTTTCATTGTTGCGCGCGATCGAACGCCGGACCGCCGGACGCGCACCGGCGTTTTGCCGCGCCGAAGATGAAGTCAAATCGAAATTGATGCGCGGTTTGCGTAACAAACAATTCACGCGGGAAGATTTGATCGCCGGCCGCGTTGACGTTCGAAAATTATTGTCGAATGAAAGTAACTGAAGAAATCCTTTTAACGCTCGGCGTCGATTACAAAAACGTTGTGTCCGGATTGCAACGCGCCGGATCATACATTGCGGGGTGGGGAACCTCATTAGCTCACACAGTGAAAAGTCAATTCTTTCATGCGCTCGCCGCGGAACGCGTGTTCGAATATTTAATACAAGGCGCAGAAGCGGTCAGCGAACGAATCGTTGCGATCAAACGCGTGTCGGAAGAATTAGGTGCGTCGACGAACATGGTTCAGGGATTATTCATCGCCGCGGAAAAGAAAGGCCTCGACAAAGAAGCGATCGTCCGGCCATTGATCCGGTTGTCGGCGTTGCTCGGCGAAGCGAAAGACGGCAGCGTGAAAGCGCGCCAGGAACTTGTTCAATACGGAATCGCGACGAAAGAAACGAATTGGCAAACGATGCGGTTCGCCGATGCGTTGTCGTCGTTGCAACAACGATTCAAAACGTTGAACACGGAACAGCAAAATTCGATGCTCAAGCAATTGATCGGCGTAAAAGGAGCATCATCGGTTCGATCTATCCTCGAAGGATCGGACGTCCGTAAAATGGACGAAGGATCTGTTTTCAAAATCAGCCCTGAAAATTTGCGGTTTTATCAGGAATTATTTGCGGCGCAAAAAGAAAACAAGGGCAGTGCGTTAGGGTTGGCCGGAAATGCGATTTTGTCATCGATGCGCGCAAGCATCGGCGGATTGATTTTGCACAAATTGCTTGGTGAAAAAAACGTTGAATCGGAAATCGCCGACGCCGCGGAAACGACTGTTGAAAACAAAATCAAGCAATTGGACATCGAAAAGCAATTGCTGGAATTGGCGACGAAAAAAGAACAAATCGAATCGCAAATCAACGACCGCAACAAATCGACCGTGTCGCAAATGGCGACGTCCGCGCGGCATATCCTTGGCGTCCGTGCGCCGGAAATTCACACGGTCACGGGCCGAATGCGGCAAGCGATGAACATCGATACAATCGAACGGCGCGCCGGATTAGCGTTCCTCCGCGGCAACGACGCGTTGCACGACCGCCTTACAGCGCAAGCGGATCAAATGCGCGCGAACGCCGGATTCCTTAAATACGAAGATTCAGGAAAGAATTTGAAACGCGCGGTCGACGAACTCGCGATCGTAACCGAACAATTGAAACCAGTTCAAGAAGCCGCGGAATTATTCACCAGCAAACTCGGAAATTGATTTATGCCTAATTTTTACGCAGGCGGATTTCGGACTGGATTCGATTTGTTTGCGGTCGACGGTGATTTCACTTTCCTCGATCCGTGCGGACCGCCGATCATTTCGTTTCCGTTCGAAGGTGATTCTATTTTCAGCAAACGCGATGTCGTGTTTTACGCCGCCGACGGCACGAATCCGACCGGCGTAATTTACACGCGCCGGCCGCTGGGAACGAATCCTAATTTTCAACCGTGGGCACCGAACGGCGCGAACGTCGTCCTCGAACAAGATTTCACTGTCGCGTATGAATTTTGGCGCACGCCGAAATTGAATTCACAATATACGCCGGCGTGGGCGATCGGATTTAGTGATCCGTTGGTGAATTTGACGGCGTTATATCTTGTTAAGGTCGGCGAACTCCGCGATTGCGGCGGTGGCATCGCTCAGGTTCGGTTGCGGTTCGCGGCGTTGCCTTACACGCGCAACGTGTTGGAACAATTCGCTTACAGTTTCCCCGGATTCGATGTTCCGCAAGATCCGACAAGCCCTTTGATCCGGCAACGGTTCGTCAAAAACGTTCCGTCGCGGATTCAGTACGATTATTTCATTTTCGACGACGATGAAGTTTTGCCGTTGATTCCGGTTTGGCCGAACGGTCCGAGATTGAACGCAACTACAGGAGTAGAGCCAGTCGGGATCATTTTGGAAGAACAGCGTTACATGAGTGAATCGTTTTTTGTTTTGGTCGACACGATCAACGACGCGGACGTTTCGTCTGGAACGACCGCGACGACGCCGACGTTGTCGCAATACCTTTCATTCGCAACGCCGCCGTCAGCTGAAATCATTGTTGAAGGATCGACGTTGCGGCAATGGATGGGCAACATTTACGAACGTCGGACGCGTTACGTGCTCGCTGAATGAACACGCGAAAAAAGAAATTCCTCGACCGGTTCGGACCGCAAGGTCGATCGCTCCTCGACATTGGCGCGCATAACGAAGTCGCCGAGGCGGTTGACGCATTGTTGAATTGCAAAATCGTTTTCGGAAACGTCGTCAATCCCGAAGTGCACGTCACGCAATCGAACGTCGTGTTCGTTTTGCCGGCGTCGCTCGCGCAAGGCAAATCCGTCGACGTCGCTTACATGAAGGTGAAAGAAATCGGACAAGAAGCCTATCGGTGTAATAAAATTGAATCCGGAATTACTGGAACAGATAATTTTTACGTGGAACGTCCGTCGTTGATGAAAACGACTTTGTTAAATCGAACTATCGACGCCGTAAATATAACTTACGTTTATGATGCGTCATACGTCGCGCGATCCGCGAGCGATGGCGTTGCGTCTGAAGCGCAAATTTTGATTGACAGATTGAACATCAACGACGTTTTACTTTGCGTGAAAATTCCAGACAAATCGTTGGCATTTTTGACCGGCGGAGATCCCGTCAACGCGACTTATGCAGACATGAACGTTGACGGTCGATATTGGGCGCGGAGGGATGTTGATTGAAACCGGGAACGCTTTTGGAAAGTCGGAAAGGCGCGTTCGCCCAATCTCCGCTGAAGGCAAAGGAAACCATCGCGACGCGTTGCGCGTTGACCGGCGACAAAGACGGGACGTTGACGCTCGTAGCGATATTCGACCCTGCGGCCACGCCGAACGTTCACGGAGACATTCCCATAACGTTGATCGGATCGTCCGACGGAGAGACGACTTGGCAAGGGTTTAACGATTTGAACGTCGGGTGGCCGGCGGGAAATCAACACGGAAACGCTTCAACATTCATGAGTTGCTGGCCACACGGCCGCTGGAAAATAGAGATATGGTTTGATTCCTATTTCGTTTGTTCGGCCGGCGCGGACGAAATAAATTCTTGTCTGTTCTTGTCGTTGATGAAGCAAGATCAAGACGCCGATCACAATCGAGAATATGCCATGATTCAAAACCTCGGCGGCAACGTCGGAGTCTTTTATCACTGCCCATATAATTCCCTTGACGGCACCGATCCGGTTTTTGATCAGGCTGTTGCGGACGGAAACATCCTTCACGAGATAGTCAATTTTCCGATCTACGTCAAGGCTGCCGACAATCCGATTTGCTTGGCGACCCTTGATTCCGAAATTTATTCGAATATGGGATACGCCGGAAGCGGCAATGCGATCGACCCGGGAAAGTTCGTTGATCCCGAGAGGGTGAAAACGTTCGACGAAACGAGAGCGCCCGGCAAGTGGGATTTGATTTCTCAAATCACGGGATACTATGATTGGTTCGTGATTCCCGGCGAAAACAATTATTGTGTCCAGAATTGGGTGCCTCTTCTTTATCACGTCGGCAATTCGTTCGGCATCGGAGTCCGATATCCCGGCGACGGAGCGGGCGGTCGGTTCAACGTGCCGTCGCCGCAAACGCCGGAATCTTTCCCGACCGGCGGCGTTCCATATTCCGGAGTGAGGTTATGGAAATGCAAAATGAGATTCTTCAGGATCGGACTGAGGACTCAAGTTTTGTTTTCGTCTAAGATGGCCGTCGGGTTGAGGAAGTTACGCTTGACCAGCATAATTGAAGACAGTTCTGATTTGACATTGGCTTGGGACTTCGGTGATGAGACAATTGCAGGGAATGTCTCAGACATCATCCACCAGTTTCCAAGAACAGGATACTTCGACGTGAAACTAACTGCGACGAACGCCGCCGGCGAGATTTACTCGCGGACGAACACCGTTTGGCTTCCGTTTAAGGCGGCATTCACTTCTAGCGTTCAGCATTTCCCGGTTCCTCCGGGACCGTTTGCGCGCGTCACGTTCAACGTTTTCGGCGTTAACATAGCAACGTTGGATTGGGATTTCGGCGACGGATCGCCGCACGGGAACACCGGACCGACGGTCGTTCATAATTACGCCGCAGCTGGCATTTATCACGTCACATTGATTGCCGGCGACGGCGGCGGAAATTTCATCACAGTCGAACACGACGTCGTCGTATAAAACCAAAGGAAAATATGTTTAAAAATGGAAACGCCCGGATCACCAGATTGATCATCGTAAAACTTTTTTGGGGAACTCTCGTAATGATCGCGACCGGAGTCCTTGGTTTATTGCCGTCGCTTGATTTCGTCGATCCGCATCGCTTGAAAATCGTTTCATTTTCAGTTATGCTTTTCATTCTGGTCGGGCAAAAAACAGAAGCGTTTTTCGACAAGACGGTTGCGTTGTTTCAAACGGGGCACGATCCGGATTCAACCGACAACCTGACGCCTACGATCAAAGTTTCGACTCCGGCCGCGTCGCCGGTGGAGCCGAACAAAACGACGGCGACAAACATCACGGTGGAACAAACAACGAAAGACAAACAATGAATAAATACAGACTTCTGAAATTGATGGCGGTGGCGTTGACGATCGGTCCGTTGACCGGTTGCGCTGTCCTGAATCCGAACGCGCCGATCGCGCAACGCGAATCGCAAGCGAAAGCGCTTGCATACGCCGCGGCGTCGATCGGAACGCAAATCGAACTCACGCGCAACCCGGCGTCGTCGGTGCCATTCGCGGCCGCGTATGACGGACTGGATTCGTTGATCAAATCCGGCGGCGTGATCACCGGCGCGCAATTGCGCGACGTGTTGGCGAAATTGCCGATCACGAAATTGCAATCGCCGATCGCGATCATCGTTATTCAGGACGTAACCGTTCTTTACGACGCGTCGTTGGGGACGAATGTTGACCTCAACAAAGCGCCGGTGTTATATGCCGCCGCTCAGGGCATCCGCGACGGCATCGGCGCGGCGTTAGGCAAACCGCCGACCCCGTAAATTTGGTTCCATCCGTCGGAACGCCGGTCCGGAGCAATTCGGATCGGCGTTTTTGCCGATTATTTTGCCGATCGCGGAATAAGGGTTTCCCTTTACCGGCATAAGGGAAAGTGCCTACTTTTTTCTAGGGTTTTTATTCTTCGAAATATCTTGTCTTGCAGTCGTCGGCGTGCGATCGTCAACGCATGACAACGAAAAACAATATGACGAACGAAACCGAAATTAAAGTGTTGCGCGTATTGCCAGCGAATATGCGGATCAATGGTTGGGTCAAAGGCGGAACAACTTCCGACCGTTCAATTCTTTCAGAAATTCAACGGGATTACGCCGCAGCCGGAAAATTGGTTTCGTTTACCCGCGGCGCGATGGACGATGTTCATTATTGGTTCAAACCGGGCGTATTTAAAATCAATCCGAACCGGAAAACGCAATGGGCGCAAGTGGAACAATATCGCGGTTTTACGATCATTCATCGCGTCACGCAAATTTCCGATCGTTTCGGATTTACTATGGTTCACCAAGCGATCGCGGACAACGGCGAACCGGTCGTCGTTGATTCCGGATTCGCGACGCGCGCCGAAGCGATCGACGCGGCGAAACGCGACATCGATTTTTGGTTGAACGAATAACAATCAACACTGACGACAAAATGAATCCGACAAAAAGAGAAAAAATTGCGAAATTATTCGCCGACGCATCGAAGCGTAGCGTTCAAATCGACGACAAGGTTTGCATTTTCATAGGCGAAGGGTGTTTCGCCGCGGCGGATGAAGCGATCGCGAAAGCGTTGAAACGCGGCGCGACGATTCGCGAAAACGGAAAATCAACATGGATCGAATACAGCATGGTTTTCGATCATACGAAATCCGGATCGGCGGCGTTTACGTGGCGCGGCGAAAAAGTGAAAGTCGAGCATATCAAAGTGACAACTGACGGATGCGGAACATCTGCGCGCGAAGTGATCGGGTATTCCTGGAGGAATTACGAATGAAATTAAAAGGTCCAGTCGACGAAAACGGAACTTGGGAAACGCCGCCGGCCGGTCTCGTTTACCGCGAACCGGGAGAAGTGATCGTCATCAACACCGGCGGCGAAACCGGGCGGCGGTTCGTTGTAACAGACGTGTCGTTGTCGTGCGCGCGATGCGTGCCGATCGAACGCGCGACGCATACGTTCAAAGCGAGGACGTTCGACGGTCGACCGGACAAAACGGTGACGATCGCAGCGTCGCGCGATGAAGTGATTAGGATTTCGCCGACGCGCGATCGCGGTCCGGTCGAAACAACAAACAATTTGCCGACGCGGAAATCAACAACGCCGCGGACAGCGCCGGCAACAACGCCGCCTCCGCGGCGATCAACCACAACGACGGAAACAAACAACATGAAAACGAAGAACAAAACCAAATCGGAAACGCCGGTCAAGCGCGAAGGCAAGATGGAATTTATCAAGGGCCTTTTGCTCGACGGCAAGCACACCAAGAACCAGATCGCCCAGGCGGTCGTCGACAAATTCGAAGGGTCGAATTTCAAATCGTCCCGGAAGACGGTTGATTTCACCGCGTCCGTCGCGTTGCCGAAGGAAGGCAAGAAATCCAAACATTTGCCGGAACCGAAGGCGACCGCGACCGCCGCGCCGAAGCGCACCGGGAAGCCGGCCGCGAAACCGGCGAAGAAATCCTCGACGCCGCCGGCGCGTCCTGCGAAGAAGTAATTCGGTGTTCATCTTCAACCGGACCGGATTGCCGGCGGTTGACGATGAATACTGAAATCAAACGTTGGACGTGTTCAAATCTTCCCGGTTGGATTCGTTCGGCTGAAATCGTCCGTCATCCGGACGGAAATTTTACGATCATCGTCGACAGCAAATATGGGCCGCGATCGATCGAATGTTTCGAAACGCAATTACGCACGCGTCGGTTTTTCGGAACGACATACATGCCCGGCGCGAAATGGAAATTGTCATGATCACGATTCGCGATCCGTTGAACGTCGTATCGCATTGGCGCGCGACCGCGATCGAACAATTGATGTTCTTTGCCGGAGGCGGACCGCCCCGGCGGCGGGAATACGAGAACATGACAGAAAGCGCGCTAGCGGACGCGTGGCGCGCGGCGTTCGGCGATCCGTATGACGGTCAAATCGGCGCAAAACCGGCCGTTTCCGGCACCGATCGAAAATAAATGAAAATTGTTGTTGCATCTTTTTCAATCGAATCATAAAAACGCAAACGATATGACAACGTCATCAATTCAACTCGCCGGTTTGATTTTCCTGTTCATCGTTTCGCCGCTCGCGACGCTCGGAATCATTTTACGCCGTGCGCCGCACGGTTACGAGGACGACAACGGATTTCATTTCGGCGATTCGCCGGACAACAATTTATCGCGGGATATAGTTCGAGGAACTACCGAGCCTCATAAGCTCGTGCAGGTCGGTGCGACTCCGGCTCCCGCTACCAATTCGGAGAACTCGGCGGGGACAATGCCGCCGCCGGCCACGTCGCCGGTGCGTTGCAAATCGATCGACGACGATAGAATGCGCGACGGTGCAAACCCGTCTTTTCCGATCAATTTCGAACCGCGGCCGGCAACGTCGCCGGATGACGCCGCGGGGCAGCGTAATGGGTTCACGCCGTCTCCGGATGTAAATCCGTCCGGCGTTCATTGCGAATCAGAAACGACACCGACAGCCGGAAAGACGGCCGTCAATGAAGCAGATTCGAAAAATACCCGACCTTGCGTTACGCCGACGGGCGCGACGATCAACGGCGGTTCTGTGGGCGCGCTCACCCCGTCGCCCGATGCCTGTAAAAATAACGGGGAAAGAACGACGGCACCGTTGACGATAATTCAACCGAACGACGGCGCGACGAACGAATCCGCCGGACAGGACGACGCAACAAAAAGTCTATCCCAACAACCGTTCGGTTGTGGTTGCGACACCCCGCAATAAACGGCGTTGATCCAACATCAACGCCGTTTTTAATTTTATGAATTCAACATGCCGGTGCGGTCACGATCGGACAAATCATTTGTTCGAAGGAAAAGATTCCATTTGCGCCGCCGATCATTGCGGATGCGTTGCGTTCGCCGCCGTCGCCGTGTTGCGTGATCCGCGCGGCCGGTTGTATGAAGTGACGCCGTCGGTTGCCGAATTCATTCGCAAATATCAAGTTTTGTTTCTTCCTGATGACATCGATCCGCGTTTATGTCCAGAACATTTAGACGGTCGTCGCAACGGCGAACATTGGACGCGCGCCGATCGCGGATTGACGGACGTCGTTAGTTGTGATGTAAATTCCTGGAAAGGTTGGACCCTCGCAATCGCCGCACAATGAAACCGCCGCCTAGAAAAACAGTAAACAACGTCATCACCGCGTCGCGAATGACAGAATATCAGCGTTGTCCGCGGGCGCATTATTGGAGGTTCGAAATCGGCTTCGTGAAAGAATCCGTAGGCATGGCGTTGCGGACCGATTTGCGCGCATTCGAAGCGCAACGTCTCGCAATCGCCGGCGGCATCAATTATTCCCGGTTCATGCAAAAATCATTCACGCGACCGGAAGATGCTTGGCCGCGCGCGGCGACATCGATGAATTGTAAATTCTGTCAATTCAAATCATTTTGCTTGGCCGATGTTCGGCCCGATCCGAAACATCCGCCGGAAGGTTTTTCCGTCCGTCCGTTCAACCCCGAATTAGAAAGACACAGTCATGACATCGAACACACCATCGAGACCGCCGTTGCCGGTTCGGAATAGCGCGCCGGCCGCGCCGACAAATCAATCGTCGACGCGGATCGTTAAATTCGCGCCGATCGCGGACGACAATGAAGGGCACCGGATTTTGATTTACGGTCCAGGCGGCGTCGGCAAAACAACGTTGTGCTGCGAATTGCCAGGCGAATCCGTGTTTTACGATTTCGATTTGTCGTTGAAGAAATTGAAACGGCAATTGATCGAACAAGGAATCAAACCGCCGCAAAACGCGTGCGACCCGGATGCGGATTTCGCCGCGGTCCGCGCGTCGTTGCAATCGTCCGGTTGGGACGCGATCAACAATATCATTTTCGACACGACCGGCCGATTGGAAGAATTGGCAGTCGCGCACACACTGAAAACCGTAACCGGCGATCAAGGGAAGAAATGCTACAAAATCGAAGATTACGGATTCGGAAAAGGCTACCGTCATGTTTATGACGTTTTCCTTCCGTTGTTCGGCGACCTCGACCGGCACGTTCGCGCCGGTCGCAACGTCGTGTTGATTTGTCACGACGATACGAAAACCGTTCCGAATCCAGCTGGCCTTGATTGGATTCGGTGGGAACCGAAAATGCAAGACAGTCGCGGATCGTCAATCCGGTTGCGCGCAAAAGAATGGTCCGATCATTGTTTGTTTTTCGGATACGACGTCCGCGTCGACGATCAAGGCAACAAACGCGCCCGATCCGGAAAAGGAAAAGGAGCCGGTTCGCGCGTCATTTACACCGCGGAACGTCCTCATTTCATGGCGAAAAGCCGGACGACATCGGAAACGATCGTGATCGGCGATCCGGGTACCGGCGGCGAATCTTGGTCCGCAATCATCAACAAATAACAACCAACAAAAGGAAAAACAGAACGCATGAACATCCCAGCAGCAGGCAAATATCCGGCGCACGCGCCCGGCCAACTCGTCGTCACGAAAGCAAAGACGGGTTCGTTGTGTGTCGTCGTGCCGGTGCAACTCGTCGATTCGAATCCGCCGTGGACCGGCATGACGTGGATCACGTTGATCGCTTCCGACGGCACCGTTCAGGAAAAGAACGTCGACCGTCTGAAAACGATTTTCGGATGGAACGATCCCGATCCGTTTTGGTTGATGTATGAAAACCCGGAAAAGGCGATTCACGAATCGGTTGCCGAAAACAACGACGCCGCCGGCATTCGCGATTTGACGCAATGTCCGTTCGACGTCGATTGCGAACACGTCGAATACACGCCGGAAGGTGAAGCGACGCGCACGCAATTCAAAGTCGCGTGGATGAATCCGCCTGGATCGTCCGGCGGATCGGTGACTCCCGCGAACCGCGCCGAAATTCAACAGAAATTCGGCAACGTCCTCCGGACATTGTTCGCCGCGAAAAAAACCGCAACGAAACCGGCGACATCGAAACCGGCGGAAAAGAAAACCGAACCGGCGAAAGCGGCCGCAACGACCGCGCCGGCGAAATCATCGATGCCGGGACGCAAAACGAAATCGTCAACCGACATCGGCACCGGACCGACCGCGACAGCGGAAGAAGCATGGGCCGCGTGTCAAGCGACGTGCCCCGATTCATCGGCGGAAGAACAACGCGATGCGTATTACGCGGTGCTCGACCGATTGTTTCCGGGCAAAGAAAACGACGACCTCGATCCGAAACAATTCGGCGCGTTGAAGACCGAATTCGAATCCGGCGGACAATAGGAACCAAACGCCGGGGCGCGACGCGATACGCGCACATAATTTCACGATGAAACAAAATCAATTAACGTCGAAGGATTCAGGCGATTTCCGGCGGTTGGAAAACGTTGTCGAAAAAGAAAAATTCGCGTGGTTGCGCGTCGGCGAAGCGTTGACTGAAATCCGCGATCGGAAACTTTACCGGGAAAAATACGCGACGTTCGAAGATTATTGCCGCGAACGTTGGGGATGGTCGCGAATCCGGTCTTATCAATTGATCGACGCCGCCGAAACCGTCAAATCGCTTCCGGAAAATGTAAAGCATGCTTTACAAAATCCGCGGCAAGCGACCGCGTTGTCGACCGTTCCGCCGCGCAAACGCGCCGCGGTCGTCGCCGCGGTCGTCGCCGCCGGTCCGGTGACGGCGAAAGCGATCACGACCGCGGCCGCGCCGGACCGGATCGCAAAAGACAAACCGAAACCGCCGACGATCAACGACAAAACCGGATTGCCGATTCCGACGGAAATTCACAAGCATTGGCATCGCGCCGAAGCGATACAAGGGACGGTTTCAACGTTCGCGTCCGCGCGCGGCATGGTTGAACGCGCGCAAAAAGAAAGCGATGTCATTTTCGCGGAGGTTAATTTTTCAACGTTACGCGCGGACATCGATCGCGCGATCGTCATGCTGAAAGTCGTTCGCCCATACGCCGTGTGTCCGACGTGTCAAGGATTGACATTTAAAGATTGCGGCGCGTGTCACGGCCGCGGATTCGTCAGCGAACATTTTTGGAAGCGTTGCGTTCCGGAAGAAACGAAATCGATGCGATCGAAAATCGTCGCCGAATTGAAAAAGAAAGCAAATGAGCATTCATGATCGAAAACCGGAAGACGACCGCGATCGCGAAATCAAATGGATCGACGGTCAAGCGGTTGAATTTTGGTTGCAACCAGACGGCGTTCATTGCAAACGGCCGCGCCATCCTGAGACGATTCTTCCGTTTCACTCGGCGCTTGCTGCGTCTGAGGGACAATTAGAAATGAACATATGAATTCACGCAACAAAGGCAAACGCGGTGAATTAGAATTCGCGCACTACCTCACCGATAACGGATTTCCGGCGGCGCGCGGTCAACAATTCGCCGGCGGCGCGGAATCGCCGGACATCAAATGTGAAGCGTTAACCGGATTTCATTTCGAAGTGAAACGCGTCGAAAACCTGAACCTCGGCGCGGCGTGCGCGCAAGCCGAATCCGACGCCGCCGGTAAACCGTGGATCGTCGCGCATAGGAAGAATGACGCGCCGTGGTTGGCAACGATCCGGATGGAAACGCTTTTGGATTTGATCCGCGGAAATTTACCTGCAGGTGAACTGATATGAAAAAACCAAACGCACGACAACAATTGATTTTGTCGATCATAGAAAAATTTCCGCACGCGTCGAATATGGCTGTTGCAAGGATTGCGTATAAGGAAACGCCGGCAATGTTCCCTGATTTTTCGGCCGCGAATCACGCGGTTCGCCGGATTAGAAATGGCGACATCGGCGCACGCGTCAAACCGCGGTCGACGCCGACGACGTTCAAACAAGGGTTTGGACGCATCGCCGACGGCATCACGACGTTGTCTCAAAAAGGCGAACCGAAATGGGCCGCGTTCGAAATCGCCCGACCGTGCAACGCCCTTGTGTTGTCCGACATACACTATCCGTATCACGACCGAACCGCGTTGATCGCAGCGCTTGAACACGGTCGCGCGACCGGCGTCGACGTCGTGTTGTTCAACGGCGATTTGGCCGATTTCCACAGCATCAGTTGGTGGGAAACCGATCCGCGGGAAAGGAATTTTCCGGACGAAATCAAAGGTTGCCGCGAATTGATTGCCGCTGTGCGCGAATCATTTCCGGATGCGCGAATCGTTTTCAAACTCGGCAATCACGAAGAACGTTTCGAACGTTACATGAAAGTGAAAGCGCCGGAGCTCCTCGGTTTAAACGAATTCGACATCGAATCGTTGTTCGGTTTGAAAAATTACGGCGTCGAAATCGTAAAACAAAAACGACCGATCCGTTTAGGCGACCTCAACGTTTTGCACGGTCACGAATATCAATTCGCGATTTCGAATCCAGTCAATCCGGCGCGCGGACTTTTCCTTCGTTGCAAGGCTTACGCGATGTGTGGGCATTTTCATCAATCGTCTTATCATACGGAACGGACGATTGAAGATCGATCGATCGCGACCTGGTCGACCGGTTGTTTGTGCGACCTGCATCCAGAATATCGGCCGTTGAACAATTGGGCGCACGGATTCGCGCGCGTCGAAGTCGCCTCGGATGGAAAATTCAACGTCGATCATCGAACAATCAAAAACGGAAAAGTGATATGAACTACGGAAAATGCGAAATTTGCGACGAACGTTGGTTGTTGTCGTGGCGATCATCATGCCCAAAATGTTTTCCGAATAAATCCGAACCGGAATCGATCCTTCAAGAAGCGAACCGCATCGTCAACGGCGATCGCGGCGAAGCATACGGACATCCATTCGACGATTTTTCCAAAACGGCGACGTTGTTCAATACGATAACGGGTCGCGATTTGATTGCCGAAGATGTCGCAACGCTTTTGTTGTGCGTGAAATTGTCGCGCGAATCTAACAAACGGAAACGCGACAATCGCGTCGACGCCGCCGGATATCTTTTATGCCTCGACAAAATCATCGAACGCCGATCCGCGGACCGCGCCGCCGACGACAAATTGGAATTGTTATGAAACGAAAAGGCGATTTCATCCGCACGTTTTCAGGAATCGATTTTTGGCCGTTCGATCCGCGGACGAACGAAATCGACATAGTCGACATCGCGCACGCGTTGTCTAATATTTGCAGATTCGGCGGACATTGCCGGAAATTTTATTCCGTCGCGCAGCATTCGGTTCATGTTTCGACGGTATTAGAAATGGAACGATTTAATTGGACGAAATTCAAAACCGAATCGTTAATCGGATTGCTACACGACGCGCCGGAAGCATACATAGGCGACATGGTGACGCCGGTCAAAAAACATTTGCGCAGTTTCAAAAAAGTAGATTCCGGAATATGGTCCGCGATCGCGTTGAAATTTAAATTGCCTGGATACATTCCGTTTAATGTTCACGCCGCCGACGTCGTCGCGATCCGGACCGAGGTCCGCGATTTGATCAATGGCGATCCGGCATGGGTTAAAAATCGTCCGTATTGTGATTTCGAACCTGACAAAAAGAAAATCATCCCTGTTTCGCCGGCGGAAGCGAAATCGATGTTTTTGCGTCGTTATTTTGAATTGATGTCATGATCGCTCGCCCATATCAAACCGACGGTTGCAATCGTGTTTTCGCCGCGTGGAAGGAAGGAAATTCTTGCCTCGTCGTCATGCCCACCGGAACCGGTAAAACGATATTATTCGCGAAGGTGATCAAACGCGCATTTCCGCGGCGCGCAATGGTCATCGCGCACCGTCAAGAATTGATTTGGCAGGCGAAAGACAAAATCGAACGCGCGGCCGGTTTGTCGGTTGAAGTGGAAATGGGCGAACACCGCGCCGGCGACGGCGGTTTATTCCGAAAATCCGCGGTCGTCGTGTCGACGATTCAAACGTTGACGGCCGGCGGCGACGGCGGCGGACGAATGACGAAATTCGATCCGGACGAATTCGGCGTGTTGATCATCGATGAAGCGCATCATTACGTTTCGCCGTCCGGCCGGCGCGCACTGGATTGGTTCATGTCGAATCCGAAATTGAAAGTGCTCGGCGTGACGGCGACGCCGGATCGCGCCGACGAAGAAGCATTGGGTCAAGCATTCGAAACCGTCGCGTTCGATTATGAAATTCTGGATGCGATCCGCGACGGTTGGCTCGTTCCGGTTGATCAACAAATGGTCGACGTTTCCGGTTTAGATTTTTCCGCGGTCCGGACGACGGCCGGCGACCTTAACGGCGCAGACCTCGCCGCGATAATGGAATCGGAAAAAAACCTTCAAGGGGTAGCCGGACCGGCGATCGACATCGTCGGCGATCGGCGCGCGATCGCGTTCACGTCGTCGGTGAAACACGCCGAACAATTGTCTGAAATATTCAATCGGCATAAACGAGGCATGTCGTCGTGGTTGTGCGGCAAAACGGACACCGACGAACGCGCCGAAATCCTGAGCAAATTTTCGAACGGCGATATTCAAATCGTCTGCAATTGCGGCGTGTTGACAGAAGGATTTGACGATCCGGGCGTGTCCGTCGCGATCATGGCGCGTCCGACCAAATCGCGGTCGTTGTATGCTCAAATGTGCGGTCGCACAATGCGTCCGGCGGACGACATCGCCGCCGAATTGAACGACGTCGGAGGGCCGGACGAACGCCGATCGTTGATTGAACAATCTTCGAAACCGTCTTGTTTGATCGTCGATTTCGTCGGCAACGCCGGCCGTCATAAATTGATGACAACGGCGGACGTTCTCGGCGGCAACATCACCGACGCCGCAATTGAAGCGGCGATCGCGCGCGCGCGCCGTCCGGGCGGCAAGCCGGTCCGCATGGACGAAGCGTTGCTTGAAGAACAGCAAGCGGAACAAGAAGCGCGGCGATTAGAATCCGAAGCGCGCCGGAACCGGATCGTTGCGCGAGCGGATTATCTTTTGACGAAAATCGATCCGTTCGACGTGTTGCAATTGCAACCGACGAAAGCGCGCGGATGGGAATCCGGTAAAAAGTTTTCGGAAAAGCAATCGGCGATGCTTCGGCGCAACGGCGTCGATCCGATGAAAATCGAATTTCACAAAGGCAAACAATTGTTGGACGCGATATTCGAACGCATCGAACACAATCTTTGTTCTGTCGGACAAATGAAAGTATTGAAACGCGCCGGCGTGAAAACTGAAATTTCATTCCGCGCGGCATCAGCAGCGATCGACGTTCTTTCGCGTAACGGTTGGCGCAATTCCGCCGACGTGCAACGCGCGATCGATGCGGCATCCGGCGACGCACCGCCGCCGCGGCCGCAACGCGTTCCGGAAGAAGATAACGTTCCATTCTAATGATCCCAAAACGCCGACAAAAAATCGTTTCGCTCGCGCACGGATTTTTAAATCCGACGCGGCATTTCGCGCTCGCGTCGTCGCCGCGACCTCCTGGCCGTCCGCGGCCGGCGACCGTTTGGCCGCCGATTTGCGACGTTGCGAACCTTCCAGGATTCATCGATTTGAAATCCGCATCGAAATGGAACAATTCGAATGGGCATCTTCCGATCCTTGCTACGTGGCGGTGTTCGCATTGCGGAATGATTCATTACTGGTCGACATCGGCGTCGAACAGTTCCGGAAAACACAACGCCGGCGCGGACCGTATTCCGGATCGCATTTTGGAATTGATTGAAAGCGAGGAAAAACTGTGACGAACAAACTCTGGCCTGCAGTGTCAAAAGACAAACCGTGTCCGATATGCGGCAAAACAGATTGGTTGTGCCGGTTCGGCGATTACGCGATTCTTTGTATGCGCGTTCAATCCGATCGGCCGTGCGAATCCGGCGGGTGGTTTCACGATTACGCCGGCGCGCCGCGGCGACCGGTCGTTGCGCGGCCGATCGCGACGCCGGCGAAAATCGACGCGGCGTCGTTGATCGATCAATGGCGCAAATCGACTGCGTTGTTTCAAATCCGCGCGTTAGCCGGCGCGTTGAATGTTTTAACAGAATCGTTGGTCGCACTCGGCGCGTGTTGGGCTCCGGGTCACGCTGCGTGGGCGTTTCCGATGCGCGACGGATTCGGCGAAATCGTCGGCGTTCGGTTGCGCGGATTAGACGGTCGAAAATGGGCTGTCACCGGATCGAAACAAGGATTGTTCGTTCCGCAAATACCGCTCAACGGAATGGTTTTCCTTCCAGAAGGTCCGACGTCAACGGCCGCGTTGTTGTCGTTAGGATTTTACGCAATCGGGCGGCCGTCGTGCAATTGTTCTGCCGATCCGGTCGAACAAACGTTGAAACGGATCGGCGCGAAATCGGTAGTCATTGTTTCAGACAAAGATGAACCGAACGAAAAAACCGGCGAATCACCTGGATTAGTCGGCGCCATGAAATTGAAAGACGAATTGAAAATCAAATCGTGCATTTGGACGCCGCCAACAAAAGACATTCGCGATTTTTTGCGATCCGGCGGAATGCGCGACGAAATCAAATCCGCGGTAAATCAATTGTTATGGAAGAAAAAATAATCAAATGGACGTCGTTCGTGATTGTTTTTGTCGTGTCGTTTTGTTTGTGTTGGCCTCAAGAGGTTATCGACACGGCGAAAGATTTGAACGATTGCGGTTTGTGGTTGATTAAAACCTGGAAAGAAAAATACAAAAAACAATGAACGAAGATTTATTTGACGTCGAACAATCGGAACGGCCGGTCGTCAAACGCGAAATCGCCGCCGTCGCCGGAAAATCGATCGCGTCGGACGTCGACGTTGACGAAACGCTTTTAGAAGTGTGCCGGCCGTTCGATTACGATTTCAACGGCCGATCCGTGTTCGAATTCCCTGTGTTTCACGCGCCGCCGCGCGACGGATCATGGGCGATTGGATTGATTGTCGGTCCGTCCGGCACCGGCAAAAGTCAATTGTTGAAAAAGAATTACGGTTGCCGACCGCCGCCGCGATGGAATCCGCGGTTGGCGATCGCGTCGCAACTCGGACCGCCGGCGGAAGCGTCGGCGCGCCTCGCCGCGGTCGGACTCAATTCCGTTCCGGCATGGTGCCGGCCGTTTCATGTATTGAGCAACGGCGAACAATTCCGCGCGTCAATGGCGCGTTCTATTGCGTCGAACGCATCATTTGACGAATTCACGTCTGTTGTCGACAGGACGGTCGCTAAAACGTGCTGCCATGCGATACAACGGCACGCACGGAACAACAAATTGACCGGAATTGTATTCGTGACGTGTCATTACGACGTTGTCGAATGGTTACAACCAGACTGGGTGTTCGACACATTAACGGCGGCGATGCTGCCAAGGGGGTCGATTCGGCGGCGTCCGTCGATTCGGATCGCAATTGAATCTTGCGATCGGAGAATCTGGAACATGTTCAAACATCATCACTATTTGAGTTCAGAAATTTTGCAAAACGCTGAAACGTTCACCGCGTTTTGGGATGAATCGCCTATCGGTTTTACGTCGTGCGTTCCGTTTCCGCACGGACATTTGCGGAACGCATGGCGCGAACACCGGACCGTGATCCTTCCTGATTATCAAGGGCTCGGCATCGGCGTGCGGTTATCCGATTGGCTCGGCGAACGGTGTTTATCGATGGGCCGGAAATTCTATTCGCGGACGTCGCATCCGCGGATGGGCGAATACCGCGAACGCAGTCCGTTATGGACGCCGAACGGAAACAACCGGACCGCGAATTCGATGAACGAATCGATCAAAGGCGGATCGATTAGTCACGGATGCAATTTCACGCGCGTTTGTTTTTCACATAAATACGTAGGCCGGTCGCGCACGACCGCGCCGCAAAGGAAACGATCATGACTCATCCGACTTACAAAAAAGGCGCAACGGGATTGTGTCCGTGCGGAACGACGACATCGCATCGCGAAGGATCCGGGTTTTCTTGTCCGCGATGCGTCGCATTGGAAAAAGCGTCGCGCGGCGGCGGCATTGCCGGCGGCCGCCGACACAGCGAAGGAATCAAAAAGAAACGCAAACCGTTTTCGGAACGACCGTCGTCGTGGGCAGAACGTCACGACCCGAACACAACGCCGATTTGCGGCGCGTCGTTGGCGACGTTGGAACAAATGTTGAAACGCGCAGCATGAACAACCAAACCAAATCACGTATGCGCGAAAAACATTCTTGGACGACGTGGCTGGCGCCGCTGGTCGTCCTGCCGTTCTATCCCATCTCACTAATTATGAATGATCCAATCGGATTCCTGGCCAAGGTGAAGTTCAAGTTCGACCTCGGCTCTAGTTTCATGAACATCATCACCTTCTGCCTGTTGAGCGTGACCGCGTCGCCGATCCTCGCGGGCGCCGGCGACGTGTCGCCGCGGCTGGTGCTGGCGATCCTGGTGCCGGCGACGTTCGTCGGCATGTTCATCTTCGGGCACGTCCTGCACGTCTCAGGATACCTGAACCGCTACCAAGACGAACAAAACAAATGCAACGAATTGTTGCAGCAACTGAAAAAGGAAAAACAATGAAAACGCTGATCGCGTTAATGTTGGCCGCTTGCTTGACGCAAACGGGATGTTATTCCGGAAACGACGCTCCGGAACAACCGAAAGAAGAACTCTACACCATCATCGCGTTGGACGGTCACGGGAACGGGACGACATATGAACACGCAAAGGTTTGTGAACATGCCGGGTCGTGGATTCACTTCACGTCTCAAAGCGGAAGAGATGTTCGCATCTTCGGCGGTTACATTATGGAAAGGGAATAAATGAAAAGAATCATTTTCATCATCGTCGCCGCGATCGCTACAATCGCCGCCGTCCAGTCTCCGCCGCCAACTACGGAGTGGATCGGCAACGTCGTGACTTCATCCCACGACGACTTCTTCAACCAGATAAAGATATGGGGAATAAAAGACGTCGAACTTGGCTTACGGTCGGACGGCGTGATCGTCTGGCGGAACACGCCGAAGCCGGAGGACGATGAACACCACATTGTATGGTTAACGAATCACTTGAATTGGTTTGAAGGCGTCGTTACAAACCGCATGATTGTCGATCCAGTTTATACCAAGACCAATACCATCATGGAAGAACGAACGCACAAATATGATTGAAGAAATTAAATCTTTCGGCGATGTGCCGTATCAGCAAATCCGGCGCGAACCCATCATCCGTCTGAACCTCGCTTGCGGCCCGAAACCATTGGTCGGATTCATCAACGTCGATTTTGTTCCGCTACCCGGCGTTGATTATCTATTCGACCTTTCAACGTTTCCGTGGCCGTGGGCGGACAACTCCGTGGACTACGTTTACACGACGCATTATTTGGAACACGCCAAGGACATTTTGGCGACGTTGGAAGAAATTTACCGGATCATGAAACCGGGCGCGCGTTTATACATTGAAGTCCCATACGCGACCGGATGGACGTGGCAGCGCAATTTGACGCACATAAATCACTTCTGCTATTCGTCGTTCGGCGATTGGATTAACAATCCTGCGCGCGAACGGTTGTCGAATTACGGATTGCAAATGCGTTGGGATATTTTGCATCGCGAAATCCTTTTCTTTTGGGATTCGAATTGGGTGAAGGGATTTATAAATTGGTTGACGTGGCCGGTGTTCAACCTGTTCCCGGAACTCTACGAACGCGCGTTGATGCCGATCCTTCCGGCGTCGATCATTCGGTATGAATTGAAGAAACCTTTATGAACATCATCGTCACTTCCATTCACAACTTAACGGTCGAACAAATCAAACCGTTCATGCGGACCGCGGCGCGGCGCGCAAATTACGATTTGATGTGGGTTGCGTGCGGACGCACATCCGATGACGTGTTGGATTATTTGCGCACGTTCAAAAGCAGAATCAATTATGCGCACCTGCCCGGACTTCAATTGCAGGGCGTCCATTGGAACAACCGGCGGTTCATGGAATATTTCCGTCACATTTTCCTTCCCAAGAAAATACCGAACGAAGCGAACGTGTTGGTTTGCGATTCGCGCGACGTTATATTTCAAGACGATCCGTTTCCGTTGTTGAACGGCAGTATGCACTACGCCGGCGAAGCGATTTCGATGTGGCGATCGCGCGCGATGATTAAATGGGTCGGACGTTCATTCGGTCCGCGTTGGTTGTGGAAATTACGGAATCGTAAACCGATTTGCGCCGGGACGTTCGGCGGACCGTGTTGGAAGTTGTCCGGCGTCATGGCGCGCATGTCGAAGGAAATCGATTGGTCGTTCACGAATCGTTGGTCCGGATTGGATCAAGCGTTGTTGAACGTGATCGCGTTCGAATGCGGCGGAACCGTCCACAGTAACAACGAACCGACTTCGCCGTTTTTGACGATCGACAGCGAACCGAATATTCGGCATGACAAATTCGGACGTTACGTCAACAATGTCGATCAGGTGATTCCGATCGTTCATCAATGGGACCGGGCGCCGCTGCCGCAGATCTGTCACCGCTGCGCCAACGAACGCGAGGACCGGGCGGCGTGGATGCGGTTGGTCAATCACGCGCCGTTAGGCGATTTACATTTCCGTTGTCCGCTGTGCGGAGAGGGACTGTGGCTCTGGACTTCTCTGGAGTGAAGATCGAGGACCGCATTGCGACGGATGCGATGACTTCAACCCTGAAACTGATTTGCCGATTATGAACCCAACCAACGAACAGATTGCGGATTTAGCAAGAGTGTGCAATGCTTGGACAAAAGCAGTAAGGCTGGCAGAGGAAAAGCTGACCGAAGCCACCAAACTTGACGAACTAGAATCGTCGAACGCACAACTACTCCAACACCGTCTCGAACAGGCAGAGCAAGACGCGAAGCGGTTGGATTGGTTAGCAGAACACCATCTTGAGTTTGCCAAAGAATTGAATCGCTTAGGTTGGGTGTCATCACACGACGCACAATGGGAAAAGTTGAAATTGTTTTTGAGACGATTACGCCAATACATCGACTCCGCAATGAAGGAAACCAAGTCATGATTTGGCTATTTGTTCATCCGCTAATCTGTTTATACATCAGCTTGACCGCCCTGTCGGCGCTCATGATTTATTGCGCGGTGAAGTTCAGGAGCGGCTTGGCGGCGACGTGGGCGTTCGCCTCCGCGTTTCCGGTGTTGATGTTTGTTTACGGATCGATGTTTGACCGGCACGAATACGTCCTGTTCGCCAACGACGGTCCGTTCGGCGCGCAAGTTCATCAATGGCCATGGTGGCAATACTTCACCGGCGCGTGGGCGGATTTAAATTCCATCGGCGTCTCGACCGGCGGTGGCTTCCCTAATGAAGCGAACACGCTGTTTGTGATCCTGTTTATCGTCGGAGTCACTTACGTTTTTGAAACAGACAAAAAAGAAAAACCGTTGACGTGGGAAGATGTCAAACGGATCAACGCGGAGTATGAAAAGGAAAAATGAATTATGCAAATCGCTTTATTGCTTTTGATAATCGCGATCGTCATCGCCGCGTCCGAATGGCACGACGGCGATCCGTCCGGCGGCGCGCCGGCGTGATACCGGACATGAACGTTGAAGGCGACGAAATGCCGATGGCAAATTATTGTTTGGGCGGCGATGTAAAATCATGAACGACGACAATCATAAATCATCGCCATCTGCGTTTATGTGTTTTTACTGGGCCGAATTTTTCGCCGCGGTCGAAGGACATGGCGAAATCGTTTTGTCGGCATACGTCCGCGCGCTCGGACATTATTGGCAAGTGAATCATTGCGCCGGATTGATCGACGATCAAGAATTCCTGCAAGGATTATGCCGCGTTCCGGACGACAAATGGGAACGCGTCGGCGCGATCGTGTTCGGCGGATTTTTCAAAAAACGAGACGGATTGTGGCGGCAAAAACGCGCCGACAAAGAATGGGCGAAAGCAAATCACATTTTCGAATCGCGTCGCGCCGGCGGCGTCGCGGCGAGCGCGAAACGTTGGGGACCGAAATTGCCGCCGCGGAGAAAAAAAGATTTATGAAAAAACAAAAATACAAACACAGCGTCACTTGGTGGGTCGGTTGGTGGGCGTCCGCGCCTGTCCGGTTGTTCATGGGATTGTTTTTCGTGATTCCATA